GCCGTGACACCGGGAGCGGTCAGCGTGCCCAGGCTGGCGAGATTAAATCCTGCTGACGCACCGAGAGTCATAGATAGCCTGCCGTCTCTCTCAGCCTATGGACGCCCGCTAAGGCACAGGGGGTGTGAGCAGCGTCGTAGCTGGCCTGTTCCTCTGGGGTGGTGTTGCGCAGTGCCCAGTCGATCACCCAGCCGTCAGCGGTGCTGGTTGGCGGGATCTGCTCAACGATCTGCAGGCGACGGTTGTAACCATCGGGCTGAGGGTTGATGGTGACCAGAAAGACGTTGAAGGGCGCCAGGTCTTCCGGGGTGGGTTCAGCGGGGAATGAGATGTTGGGGTGTGCTTTGCGGAGCTGCCAGAGGTTGTAAGGGTACTCGGGCTGACCGTCTGCAGCGATGTGGACGTAGTTCATGAGATTAGTTCCTCCTGGGTGGACAGCTCGGCAACTTGCTCCGCGATCACATCGCGGATGATGCGAGCGCGAAGCTGCTGGTGGAGTTCTTCGTCAAGGCGAGCCTGCAGATCATCACGGAATGAAAGCAAATCAGCGTTATCGGCGTGGTCGGCGTTGATTTTGGCGATGGCCAGGCGGTAGTTGTCGATGTTGATTTGATAGGAGAGCAGTTCGTGATCGCGGCCTTCAAGGGCGGTGGTTAGAATGGAGAGCTTGTTCATTAGGAGTTCCAGGGATAGGCGGTAATAAATGGAGAGCCGTCATGAGCCACTGCAATAGCATCACCAGCGGGGGAAAATGCAACACCGAGGCCGGTGCCCGTAGGCAGAGTTGCAGGATTCGTGTACTTTGTACCGAAGCCAGATGCTGACCAGGGATAGGCGGTGATAAATGGGGAGCCGTTATCCGCCACTGCAATAGCATCACCAGCCGGAGAAAATGCAACGTCCCAGCAAGTGTCCGTAGGCAGCGTCGCGGGATTGGTGTACTTTGTGCCGAAGCCAGATGCTGACCAGGGATATGCGGTAATAAATGGGGAGCTGCCATGAGCCACTGCAATAGCATCACCAGCAGGGGAAAATGCAACGTCCCAGCCAGTGCTCGTAGGCAGCGTCGCGGGATTGGTGTACTTTGTGCCGAAGCCAGATGCTGACCAGGGATAGGCGGTAATAAATGGAGAGCCGTCATGAGCCACTGCAATAGCATCACCAGCAGGGGAAAATGCAACACCGAGGGCGGTGGACGTAGGCAGAGTTGCAGGATTCGTGTACTTCGTGCCGAAGCCAGATGCTGACCAGGGATATGCGGTGATAAATGGGGAGCCCAAATGAGCCACTGCAATAGCATCACCAGCAGGGGAAAATGCAACGTCCCAGCCAATGCTCGTAGGCAGCGTCGCGGGATTGGTGTACTTTGTGCCGAAGCCAGATGCTGACCAGGGATAGGCGGTAATAAATCGAGAGCCGTCATGAGCCACTGCAATAGCATCACCAGCAGGGGAAAATGCAACACCGAGGGCGGTGGACGTAGGCAGAGTTGCAGGATTCGTGTACTTCGTGCCGAAGCCAGATGCTGACCAGGGATAGACGGTAATAAATGGGGAGCTGTTATGCGCCACTGCAATAGCATCACCAGCCGGAGAAAATGCAACTTCCCGGCCAGCGCCCGTGGGCAGAGTTGCAGGATTGGTGTACTTGACCCCAAACCCCGGCGGCCCACCACTATTCGTTGCTGCCAGCAACGCACTACGTCTCAGCATGATCAGACCCTCCCCTTAAGTGGTGCAACCTCAATAGTCGTGCCACCACCAACAACTTCAATAACAACCTTCTCAACCTCGCTGGCAGTGGGTGTCATTGCCGTACCCCCATCCCATTTCACCGTATAACCAGAGTTACCGGTGAACCAGCTAATCGTGCCGCTGGTGTACGAAAACGACAGCACCCCCCGCCACACATAACCGCTCGGGATGCTGGCAAGATTCGACAGGTTGATCGTGGTAGCCCCGGCGATTGCAGCCCCAGTGACAAACTCATTGGCAGCCGTCACATCCACCGTGTAGGTGCCGCTGGAGACGGTTAGCGAGCTGCGGTTCTGCACCACTCCGCCGTTTGTCACCCACCTCCAGCCGCTAACTGCAGCCGTGCCTAATCCCAGGCCGGCGAATTGTGGCGTTGCTGTCGTCCCAAGCCCTACCTCACCAGCACTCAGCGTTCGAAACGTCGGAGCTGCCGCAGCGCCGCTCACGGGGCCAGCAAACACCGCGCCAACCGCTTGCTCTTGGAATGCCCCAGTCAGCGTGCCGGAGCCCGTCACAGGACTGCCAGAGATTGAGAACACGCTGATGGGCAGATCTAGCGCCACACTCGTGACTGTGCCCGTTCCGCCCGGCGGAGGCGTCGTGTACGAAATCACGCCCGTATTCGGGTCGTAACTCAGCGAGCCGCTCACGCTGATCGACTGCCGCGCCCGCGCCTGCGTGAAGTACAGATTCAGCGAGCCTTCAGTCAGCGCATCGGTGGTGCCAGGGCTGGCGCTGATCTCGACGTACGCTGATCCGCTCCAGCGGTAGGTCTTGTTGCTGTCCAGCGCGACGTAGATCTTGCCGGTTTCGCCCGTGGCCGGGAATCCCGCCAGGTTGGCGAACTCCAGCACCTCATCCACATAGCTCGGCAGCAGCGACGATGGAATCAACCCACCAGCATCCAGCCTGGCCAGGCCATTGGCGGTGTTTACCGACAACTCCAGCCGCCTGGTCCGCGTCCAGTACCCCTGCCCGTCCTGCGTGCTGGTGTCGGTGATCGTCAGCGGCAGGCCCGCTGTCACCGTCACGTTCTGCAAGAACTTGTTGTCGGTGTAGGTCTTGACCGCAAACTGCGTCGGTGCAGTGTTCCCGTCAGGGGCGCCGGTTGAGGCGATCAGTGAGGTGTTGTTGCTGATCTCCCTGAGCTGCTCGCCAACGGTGCTGATGCCTCCGTTGCGGCTAAATGGACCGATGAAGTTCAGTCCGCTCAGGTTGAACTGATCCGTGTTGATCGTGACGCTGCCGGTGGTGCCGTCTACCTCGAACTGGCTGCCAACCTTGAAGTCGCCCTTCTCGTTGGTGTTGCTGCTGTAGACCCGACCGTTGTTGGTTTCGACGATCGCATTGGCTGGCACTGGCACGCCGCCGTTCCATGGCAGGGCGTCGTAGTTAGTGCCGCTGCCCACGAACTCAAACGTGTGGCTCGGTGCGCTGATCTGTGAGCGGTTGCGAAAGTCCAGCGCCTGGCCCGCTGTCACCGCATCTTTCAGTCCGCCGTTGAGGCCCGAGAAGAACACCACCCGGTAGCCGGCCCGAGTCGGATCGGTGTTGGCCACCGGGGCGCCGCTGGCATTGATCGGCACGCTGCTGGTGACGATGTAGGCGCTCGTTGGGCAGATGAATCGCAGCCCATTCACCGTCACGTTGCCATTGCCGGCAGGCAGGATCGTCTTTACCGTCAGCGTCACCACGCCTGTGGTCTTGTTGTAGACCGCGCCAGCCACGCCGTAATCAGTGCCGCCGATCGTTGCCGTGCCGCCGCTCACGTACTCGTGCTCAGGGCCAGCAGCGGCTGCCGCCTCGGTGTAGGTCAGCACGTAGTCGCTAATCCTGGTGTAGGCGAACACCTTGGCCTCAGGCGCCTCGGTACTGGCATTCCGGGGGAACACCAGCTGCGGGAACATCAGCTGGCCAGCGTTTGGTCGGGATGCTGAATCACAGATGAACGACAGGCCCACCAGCGTGATGCTGTTCCCGATCGTTGGCGCGTAGCCAGTGGCTGTCAGCACCGTCACGCCCGTGGACTTGTTGTAGACCGCACTGGTGATCGGATAAGGCGTCCCGCCAACGGTGACCGTGCCACCACCCACGTACTCGTGGCCGATGGTGCTGGTGGCCAGCGTCACCGTGAACGTGCTGCCAGGCGTGCTGCCGCCGCGTGCTGTCACCTGCACCGCATTGCCAGGGCTGCCCAGGCTGCCGGCGGTCGGATACTTGATCTGACGCCCCAGTCGGTTGGCGCTGAATCCGATCACATCGAGCTGCGTAGCGCCCTGCCGCACAAACTTATAGGTGCCGCTAGCAGTGCCCGTCACATCCAGCGCACCACCACCCGACGTGGTGCTCACCTGGAACGCATCAGCCGTTAGGCCGCTGCTGATCACAAAGTAAGTCGTGTTGGCCGTCAGACCCGTAGGCAGCGTGCCTTGCGTGGCACTGAACGTCACCTGATCGCCCGCTGACAGCCCGTGGGCCACGGAGCTGAACAGATCGGTGCTCACGTCAATCGTGACGGCCTTCTCTGCTCTCACGGCCCCATAGGCCGCCACCCGAGACTCACCGGTAAACAGCGGCCTGCTGCTGTAGCCATCTGCCATCAGGCCGTAGATGCCGAAATCAGTAGTGCCGCCACCACTCAAATTGACCTGGCCGCCACTCTCGGTCCGAACGTGATACGTGCAGAACGTCCCGAAGAAGCTCACCAACTGCGCATAACCATCATTCAGCACCAAGCAGCCGGGACCGCCCAGATTCACCTGGGTGTAGCTGTCCACCACCATCGAGCGGATGGGGCTGTTGACGGCACACTTGCTGCCATCCACGCGGATGCCGCCACCCGTGTTGCCCGTGCTCTGCGATCCGGCCAGTCCGGCATCGTCCTCGGCGGTGATGCTGGTGCAGTTCTGGATGTAGGGCGACTTCAGAATGAACGCCCCAAGCCCGACAGCACCACGCGCTGTATTATCCGCCAGCTCATCAAAATCAATCGCCCATGCCTGCCGGGTCTCATCCGCCTGGTGCCCAGCAAACGACACGCCCCAGCACCAGAAACCAGAATCGACCTTGAAGATGTCGTTAAACTCCTGGCCGGCTGCGCCCTGCACGATCGTGCTGCGCAACCCTGAGCCGAAAATCGTTACGTCATACTTCCACCGAATCGGCAGAATCGACTCCACATACGTGCCCGGGGCAACGAACACCACATCACCCGGCAGCGCAGCCAATGACGCAGCACGCAGCGTGCGCAGTGGCTCAGCATCACTGGTGCCGTTGTTGAGGTCGTTGCCCTCCAGCGAAACGTAAATCTTCCTGCTGTTGCGCAGTTGCGTCACCAGTTGCGCTACAGCAGCAGCGGCAACGCCGACATTCTCCTTGCCCGACAACGCAGTCGCAAGGCCCGTGATCGTGCTAATGGCCTGCTCACCGGTATGCGTTGCTCGGTTGCGCAGCTGTGCATCAGTGGTGTTGGCGGTGGCACCCGCGGCAATCTCCGCCAGTTTCAGCGCCTGCGCAGCCGTCATCGCCCCGCGATTGCTGCTTGTCGCATCAGGCAGCGTCTGCGCAATCTGCAGCGTGCTGCAATCCTTGGTGACACCCGCTGCTACATCATCAATCGGTACCCGCTCAGCGCCTGTAAGCGGCCCCGTCGCGTCGGGCAGGCCTGAAATCGTCGTGGGTTGGGTCATGCTTACAGAGTAACGATCGGCTGCTGACTCAATGTCTGAATCGGCGTCGGTTGCGAGCTCAGCTTCTCCAGCACCATCACGCAGAACCGGCCATCAGCCAGCCGCAACGGTTCATGCTGCAGCTTGTACGTCAGGCCTTCGTGCTGCACTTGGTCGCCATACTGCAAACCGCCGAACTGATCAGTCCTGGCAGTCAGCGCATAGTCCACCGTCACCACGTTGTCATTCATAATGATCTGGCTGGCGCGGTCCATAAACCCCAAGCCAACAACGGCCCCAGCAGTGACGCTGGAGCCGAAGTCGGCCAGCAGGAAATCATCGGGGACTTCCTGGATCATGGTCAGACCGCGTAACGGGCGCCGCCGACTGCTACGCAGGTGACAGTGGCGGAGTAGCTGCCGGTTTCATCGGTGAAGGCCAGCCGCACAAACTTGCCCACCTGGTCGCGGGGGATCGACAGCTTCTGCAGTGCAGCAGTGCTGCCCAGATCGGTAAAGACGCCGCCGGCCACGTCTGCAGCATCGCTGCCGTCAGAGGCATTGCCGGATTGCACCTTCACCTTGATCGCGGTGCTGGAT